TATCAGCCATGCTTACTCCTCAGATGGCGTAGTAAGTACAGCAATCCAGTTGTCTAGTCGCTGTTGCTTCATAGCTTCAATCTCAGCGTCTGTGAGTGTGTGGTCATCAGGCAAAACAATAGCATCGGCAAACTTGCCGTACTGTGTATCAAAAGAGAAATCAATCTTCATTTTATTTAGAATCCAAAGACTTTAGCCAACAACTGCCATTTAGAGGCTGTTGAGTTATAAATAAAACCAACGTAATCATACTTACTAGACCCTGAAGAAGCTGTTGGAAGAGCTAAATCAGTTGATCCAGCAAAGATCGCGTTCCATGAGAATGTCTGCACGTTAGTGGATTGTAACCTCAACACAATCTTTTGTCCGTTCACAGGAGTACCTGTAGGAGCGTTAATTGTCAGAGTACCTGCTGTCTGCGTATTAGCTTGAGTGGCAATATCAGTCGTATCAGCGTTGATGGTGATGCTTGTACCATCCGCGATACTCACGACACGCTCAACAATATCTTTGTTTGTGAGAGTCTCAGTACCTGAATAGGTAACAATAGAGGCTCCAGCAAGCGTTGTAGCGCCTGTACCGCCATTAGCGATAGCTACTGTACCTGTTACGTTAGAGGCAGTTCCTGTCGTGTTCTGGTTCCAAGTTGGGACAGTTCCAGATAATTGTGAATACGGTAAACTTAATGAACTTAGTGTCGTAAGTGTTGAATTGCTACTAGCAGTAATATTGACAGCAGTGCCTGTAGTGTTCTGGTTTAGAGTGGGGAACGTACAGTTAGTTAATGTACCGCTAGAAGGCGTACCTAATGCGCCGCCTGAGACTACATAGCCAGCGGAAGCGTGATTACCCCATCCGTAAGCTGTATCCCAATTAGCTTGACTAGCTGTCGTAGGAATAGCGTAACCAGCAGTCATTGACAACGCTAGAGTACCTGATGTAGTTATAGGAGAGCCTGAAACTGACAACCCTGTAGGCGTAGTTAACGCTACTGAGGTTACAGTACCGCTACCGCCACCACCACTTGCGTTAATTGTTTGATTTGGAAAACTACCTGTAATCGTGACGTTTGTACCTGCCACTAAACTTGGTGTTGCCGTACCTGTACCACCATTAGCAACAGCTACTATACCCGTAACATTAGAAGCTGTACCTGTAGTATTTTGGTTGAACGTAGGGAAGCTTGTGAGAGAAGCTGCGCTACCGTTAGGAGCCAATACGTCTGTACCGATTACCAAGCCTAAGTTAGTACGAGCACCGGAGGCCGTAGAAGCTCCTGTACCGCCATCAGCCACTGCTAAGTCGGTAATACCTGTGATTGAGCCGCCAGTAATGGTGATGTTACTAGATGCTTGAGTAGCAATAGTACCTAAGCCTGAAATATCACTAGCTGTTAAGACAACAGTGCCAGTTTGACCGTTAACTGAGGTAACAGCAGCAGCTCCAGCAGTGTAATACGCTAAACTTGTCCAAACAGTACTACCATCACCAATTTTAAGCTTGCCTGTGTCAGTTTCAAGACCGAGTTCACCTTGAGCTAACAAAGTATTAGCCGTAGTCCACTGAGAGGCAGTACCTCGTCTAAGTTGTAATTGTACTGCCATTTAAGGACTTCCTCCGTCTACGACAGGAACACCGCCGTAATTAGAATTGTAAAAACCACCATCGAGGTTCTCTGAACCACCGTAGATATTCGTCTGTGTAATACCGGGAGGGCCTCTCTCGCCCTTCTCACCACGTACTTCACCTACGTTTAACTCTTTTCCATCGGATAAAGTGAGAACGAGTGAGTCATCGAAGTCCAACTTAGCGTCAATAACCGATACACCGTTGTCACCATCTTGACCATCTACACCATCCTTGCCGTTAAGACCATCTTTTCCGTCTTTTCCGTCAACTCCATCCTTACCGTCAGCCCCTTTGTCACCTTGAGGGCCTTGAATACCTTGAGGGCCTTGAAGTTTCTCAACTTCGTTAACGTATTCAGTTAGTTTAGGAAGCTCCTTATCTAAAAGGATAGCTATAGCAGCTACTTTAGCTTCCGTAGATACATCGGAAAGAATAACTTCTTTAAGTTTCATTACTCACCGATAATTTTCTTTAAAAACTCATTGTCGTTAGTCTTTTGAGCGTGTTTAGCAGCAGTTTGCATCTTAACTACTTCCAGCCTATGCTCAATATCTTTCTCTTTGAGCATTAAGTCAGCAATTTTAACACGACGATCAAACTCTCGACTAGCTAATTCATCATTATTAGGTAAATTTTGAGTAGTTGAGGAGATAATCTTAGCTTCAACCTCTTTAGGTTTCAACTGAGTCTCAACCATCGTGTTCATAGCCTCAGCTTTGTTGCGTTCAGCTTGTGTCGTATTGACTGCAATCTGTGCCTGAGCAGCTTGAAGAGCCAACATCTGCTGTTGTTCCTGCATAGCTTGTGCTTTAGGGTCAGGTTGAGCCATCTTATCGAGAGCTTCAATCATCTCAGCACGATTAGACAGAGAAGAATTCTGAATCACACCCTTCAAGATCAGAGGTAACACTGGAGTGTTAGGGCCTAAGGTCTGCAAGAGAGCGATAAACTGAGATTGTTCGTACTCACGCGCCATGATACCCAAGGTAGCCGTAGGTACAAAGTTCAAATCAGCTGATGGATAACGCTCAGGATCGAACTGCATGAACCTGAATGCTGCCTTCTTGATAAATGGGGACAGGAAGTCCTCTTGGAAGTTCGTGAGGGTACGCTTGTTCTTCTTAATCAAAGAAGCCACAGCCATTGAGATACCGCCTTGGGAGGCATCACGAGAGACTTGGGAGATCATGCCATTGGTGTCCATCGTACCTGTAGCTTGCAGGAGCATACGCTCAAAGTTCTGAGCTGCCGCTGGAGCGTTACCATCTGTGCTACCGAACTTGAATGGCATCATGATCTCAGATGGATTACCGTTAGTCAGGAGAGCTTTACCGGGTTTAACTTCAAACTTAGCACCACGAGGCAATCGAGTAGCATCCATAGCGATCATAGGCGATGTAGTCAACGCCAATGAGTCTAGGTAGGCACGATACTGAGCATCAATAGCCTTCTGCATGTTGTAAGCCTTCTCGACCACACCACGACCCAACAGACGGTTAGGTACTGTATCGTCTTGGTACGACATGATAGGACGATCCTTCATCATGTAAGGATTCTCCTCAGCCTTCAGAAGGAGTGAACCGTTACCGATAACGATGATAGCCTCCACGAGGTCGGAGTAGTCATCAGCTGCTGAATCTTCAGGGAAGAGATCCACTACGTCCTTCTGAGTACCTAAGGAGTCCAAGTACTCACGAGGCACTAAGCCGTAGTAGGTCAACATCGTAGCTTTACCGTCTTGGTACTGACGTACTTCCTGAGTAGCCTCAAGAGAGTCGTCGTCCATGTAAGGGGTAATATCTACTTTGCGATAGATACCAGCTTCCATGCCAGCTACGATCTTATGTAAGCTCACAGGTTTCTCAATAGCTACACCCATACAGTCATCCACCGATGTACCATTAGGATCGAAGAGGAAGTTCTTAGGATTGATAGGGTTCAAGGTAACGCTGATGCGATCCTTTTCAGTGACACCAATGGCTGCTTGCCCTGTAACGCCGGGGATAGCTTGAGTAGTTGGGATGTATTCTTTAACAGTCTTCACTACCAACTCACCAATACCTGTACCGTAGATCTTAGCCATCAAGCCAATCTGGTCGATACTCTTACGGATCTTGTCCTTAGCGAAGTCTTCCATCATCTGAGCTTTGAGCATACCTACGTCGATAGGTTGACCATTCACATCTTGAACGTCATCTTCAATGTCGAAGTACTCGCCTTGACCGAACACAGCTTCCATGATCTCAGCATGGGATGTTTCAACGGCTTGCTGAGTGGCGGGGGAGATGATACGACTACGCTCAGACTCACGAGTGGAATCAGATGCTTCCCATTGACCACGGAAGATACGTTCATACTCTTCCCAACTATCCATGTAGTTATTATCGCGGAAGTCTCTCCAACGCTCACAGTGATCCATCACCCAAGTGACTAGCTCTTTGTCGTTCTCAGTAGGTTCCTCAAACTGAGCTTCACCGTTTTCTTGTTCCATATCAGCCATGTAATGTAGCCTTGTATTTAATTATTGCGGATACTACACTAAAAGTAGTAGTTTGTCAAGTGTTTTATTGTTAATAACCACTAATAATATCTAG